TAAATAAGTATATATTGTATCCCCAGGAACTAAAGGATCTTGCCCCTTTGAAAGAAAAACTGTATTATCGTTGTAATCAACAGTATAATCTACATCTATTCTCAATGCTCTTTCTATGCTGTCGTCACCAGCAACATAAACTTCTAAATCTCCATAATGTTTAAAAGAAAAAACTCTCCCAGTATCAGCTCCTGTTGACGTATACTCAAGAGTTTCTCTAGCAGGATCTCCAACGAAAAATAATTCATCTTTGCCGTATAAAACATCAATTTCTATGTTATAGAATATCTTAAAAAACTGTTGTATAGAATATTTTGTTCCTTTTGATCTATACAATAGATTAGAATTTTCTAAAGAAGATCTTTTGTCTGAAAAATTTTCAAAATATGTTTTACCCAAATACAATTCAGAAGCAATATATGTCAACAATTCTTCTTTTGCCGCTCTTACATCCCTGCTCATCAATAAATCATTTAATGATTCGGTGGGACTATCTTCCTCTTCCAGATAATCATAGTATTTTTCTAGGAAAGTAATCAGGTTTGGATATTTTTCAGCAAAATACGAAGGTAAAACATCAGCGACATCGTAGTTATCAATGTCTACTTTTCTTCTTCTTCCTACTAATGTTTTATCTAAGGACATTATGCACTAGTAACCTTTATCGCTCTATATGTAGAATCTTCTGAATTAAATTTTAATATGCTATTAAATTCAATATTGATCGCTGACTCATCATTTGGAACAGCATATAATTTAAAATAATTAACTCCTCCTGTTAAAGATTGTACTATCAATCCTTCAATACTTACTGTTCCTAAGACTGGATTATAATTTCCAACATTATCTTTGAGCACTGTTCCAGCGGTTGATACCAATCTTAATCCATTTGGATTGGCAGATGAATATTTATTTTCTATTCTGCAAGTTTGATTATTGAAAGTGAAGTAATTAGAGTAAACTGAAAAATCTTTAACAGAATTTCCTGCTCTTATAGAAACAGGAAAGGTAACTGAATAATTTGTCGATAGAGTAAGCGTAGGTTTAATTCTTTTATTCATAACAACATTTGCTAGACTAGATAATACACCAGCATCTATTGCATCTACATCCGTTAACATATTAGATCTTCTAAAGACCTGATCAAATTTACCTGTATTTTGTTCAAAATAATTAGACACAGATGATGCGACCCTAGAATTAACTGAAGATTCTGACAATGAAGTTAGTAATGGATTAAATTGATATCTCACATTTGTAGATACATATGTTATGTCTGGATCTTTAAATTTTAAATCAAAAGATGCTATAGAAAATTGATTCGCTAAATCAACAATACCTGTTCTTACATTTGCTATCGTAGAACTTGAAAGATTATCTTTATAAACAATTGAAGTAAAAACGCTTCCGAAATCTGGTTTGGGATCATCTTCCCCTCCCCAACTTTTTATATCTTCTATGAATGTGGAATATTTCCTGAGTATTAAAGAGGAATAGTCGTTGGCAGTAACCATTCTATTTTGAGAAGCATATTGAAACGGAGCATTTTTTCTTATAGACTCTATAGATTCTTTGTCAGTTCCACCAGCAGAAGAAGAATCAACAACAACACTAACCCTAGAGTCATTGGCAGCAATAGTTCCCACACCAGTCAAAGTCAAATCTGCTGACAATTCAAAAACTAATATTCCATTTGCATCAGATCCAGAATTTCTAAGATAATTGACGTTAACAACATTTCCAGGAGAAGGTGCTAAACCCAAACTAGTGCCGTTTCCGAAAGTTAATTCAAAATACTTATTGGGAGATTCTCTTAGAACATAAAGCCTAGAATCATTTTTTATTTCTGTCGCTTCAATTAGATTTATGTAATAATTAGGAACATAAGTTGCATCTGAAGCACTTAATTGATCAGGATAGGCAGAAACAATAGCAGTAGAAATATCAATCTCTTCGTCAGTTATAACATAAATCGGATCAGTTGCTGTTCCGACTAGAAATTGTTTGTTTATTTCCTGTCCTTCGTATACTTTAGTTACAGAATCTTGAGATGCTGTTGGTTTAAATTCATATATTCCATTCACATCAAACGCAGTTAAAGATTCTCTATTCGTAAAAGTATAATCTATTCCGTCCACACTACCGACTAACACCAATTCCCCTGGTTGAAGAGTATAACTGGGTAATCTTCCAGTCGTTGCCGTTAAATTGATTGTAAAAGTAATTGCTGCTTCTGATGATTTTTTTGATCCAGGAACATATCCAATAGATTCTGATAATGAAACCACAGAATTTCTTAATTGAGCAGTGTTTAAATAAGACTCGTTTAAAGCAAAATTTGCAATCAATGCATTGTAATGAGTATTGTAAGCAAGAACATCTAAAATATTAGAAAGTCCAGAAGCTTCAAAATTATAATCACTAAATTCATCTTTTGCTGCTAAAAAAGTTTTTAGATTATTCTTTATAGTGAAAAAATCTAATTCAGTTGATTTTATTGTAGTTGCCATTATCTCAACCTATTTAAGTTTGTTGTGACTTGTATTAATTCTTCAATATCTTGTATCCTAAAAACAATAGTAACGCTTATTGTATTTTTATCATATAAATTTTCATTATAAATTCTTTCTTGATTTATTTTTAAACTCGGAACTCTTACTACAGTTACATCAGCACCTTCAACATATTTTATTTCTTCAACTTTTGCTCTCGGTTCCCATACAGTAATCGCATCAAATATCATTCCTGTCATTGTTAACTTATCATATGCTTCCATGTTTTCAAAAAGCATACTTCTAATATTACCGCCAAAAAACGGTTGAAACGGTTTTTCATAGTAATTAGTTAAAATTAAATTTTGAACAGATTGTTTAACTGCAGCAATCTCATTCTTTTTATAAACATCACCTTTAAAATTTCCGTTTGTTTGCTTGACTCCAGGTTTAATATCAAAAGACAAATCTATATCTTTAGACAAAGATGATCTAGAAGTAACGATGGTACTTCCTGTAAAATTTTTACTTCCTATCGGTAAAGACTTGGTTAATGCCATGGAGTAGATCTCTTTTTATATATTATTTATATGTCATTTCTCAATGATTTCTACTAAATCTGATCCCGAAAGAACTGATCTATTAAAATAAGTACACACTTTCATGGCGAAATTTGCTCTCCAGTCTGTTTTTATCTCTGGCATAATAATTAACAATTGTTGAGACATTATACCGTCTGGTCTCGTCATATCATAATCTAAACTTAATTGCTCGTAATGAAAATTGTCTCTAATGTATAGAGCGAGATCAAAAGTTTTGCTATAGTCAACCTTTCCTCTAGAATTGTACAATGTGTAAACAACTGCTCTGCCCATTTTCTTTAATTCATTTATTGACAAGTTTTGTACTATTGACCTTTGGACTCCAGGACTATCCAACAACTTATACGGTTCTCTCCAATATTTTCCTTCAGATATGAGCGAATCTGCAACCTTAAATCCAAGACTCTGATTACCGGATAAAGTCGGATCATATGTTTGCGTTGTTGGCCAAGGGGGAGGTGTTAGTTCTCTAATACCAATCGCTGGGTGATAATATCCTTCTGTAATTTGAAGTCTATAGTCTTTAAATTCTTCTGACGAATTAACGCCATCTACAATCATTCCATGCAAGCACCATTGTCTTGCCAAATTTTGTCTTTTAATTCTATCATGAACAAATTCTATAGATGCCCTAGAACCAGGTGCACCGAAGAAATTACCGATAGAGCAACTCTTAGAAACTTTAGTGCTTGATGTTATGGGACCAATTCTAGTGTCAGGATTATAAACTGGATCTGCTAAGACCAATCTTGACCCTGGTTTGACTTTTGGTCTAAAAGTTTTACTAGATCTTTCAGGCGGATTACCCAATAGCGTGTATCCAAATTTTGGTTTCGGTAAACTATTAGCAACCCTTTGAACTTTATAGTGCTTAGAAGGAACAGGAGACTTGTAGAGAGCGTGCAAACGCCCTTCTTTAAGCAATGCACTTATACATTTTACTGCGTCTGTCTGACCCTCTGGAGAAGTCTTAGAGTCTATTGCTCCATCCATTGTTCTAAGTTTAGCACGTATTTCAAAAGTGCTTGGATCCCAATTAAAATAATTAGAATAATTGTCAATCTTGCTTATCTTATTTTCAATAAAATTATTCTCGTCTATCAATATTTTCTTCACACCAAACGGAGAGGATTTTAACCAAACTTCAACCCAGTCACTACCAGAAGGATATTCCGCAGCATTAACACCTTCATCTGTTAGCATACTCCAAACATCATCAGAACCACCAAATGGTTTGTGACTCCAACCCCAATCAAATTGATAATCTGGTTTTGTTGTCATGGGCGAAGCAGTTGTTCCGGGACTTAAATTCTGATACGATCCGCCAAATCCAAGTGCTCCTGTTGTTTTAGATGCTAGTGCCCAGTTTGCATGAACAGTCCATTGCGATCTATATGCAGAGTGTGCATGTTCAGTAAATTTAGAATATTTTGATGTCCAAGATTCTAATGCTCGCCCTATGAGATGACCATAGAAAAAGGTATTCGTTCCTCTACTTTCACTTGGACCAGTATATAACTCTCCCACATAATGCATTTTTTCACCACCGATCAATCCTGTCGGGGCACTTACTCGCATATCCATTCCGACCAAAGATACTGTCTGTTGTGCTGAGACACTAAACAATTCTTGTGTGGTAAACCTTGCATGTCTCTTTGAATTAACAACGAAATCGTTACCCACAACTGTTCGAACATCTTTCTTGGCGATTGTTTTCTTATTATTCACCAAAAACTCTACAGTCTCACCGTATGTTCTGGTGTCTCTATTACCTCTAGTTATCTCACTAAAAACATCTCCTACCTCTACTCTATTGGATCCATGAATATCTAATACTTTATTCGATCCAACTGTGGTGTTATATGATCCGTTAACAACCAAATTATAATTTCCATTTACCGTTGTGTTTAGATCTCCGTCATAAACCAAATTAGTCACACCGGAAACATTCATATTATAATCCGAACCAACTACATCTATTTTATTTCCTCTAGAAACAATTAGAACAGATCCGTCAGTTTTTAATTCAACTCCTGCTCCTGTTCGATGTTTAATTAAGATTCTTTCGTTTCCTGGAGTATCATCTATTTCAAATGAATGACCGCTCGGCGTTTCGTTTGCCTGATTGAACGGAAATAGAGAAGAATTGTTTGGAGATAATTCAAAGTTTATTCCAAAAGAACTACCTCTAGACCACAAAGAATTAATTACAGTGCCGCGAGCAGCATTACTAACAGAAGGACTAAAAAAATTACTTCGCTTTGGATATTCTCCAGTCGGATCTACTGTACCATCAAAAGGAACTCCAAGAGTATACTCTATAGAGTATCCCCATTCTGCATTCTCTAATCTTTCCTTTAAATTATCATTAGTGGTAGTCATTTAATATTCCTCTATGATGTAGATACCATCATATCAGGATTCTTATCCAATATTGCTGATGTTATTGTATTCAATTGAGTAGAAACTATGCTAGATGGAGACTTAGCAGGTTCTGTTAAAGTATCAACATACATACTGTATTTGTTGAAAGAAGAGTAAACATAATCTCTAGTATCAAATCCAGGATCATTTTTACTGATATCAAAATCTTTATGCCCCAAAACTTGTCCGCCAGGATAATAATTGAAAAATGCTCTCAAAAAATGATAGAATGTGTTCATTTGAGATCTGGTCAAAGAAGCAGAACTAATAAAAGTATCGACTGTTTCTGAATTTGTGGGAGCATTTATACCACCTACAAAAACAACTCCAATGCTATATTGATTATGACCTAAAGTATCTGCATGGTTTCCGACAACATCAACAGGCAAACTTCTTTGCAAAGAACCATCTCTTCTAATCACATAATGATACTTTTTACCATCACACAATTCTTCCACTTGCTGCGCAGAAAGATTAGCATTTGTAAATGTTTCTGTCCAATGAACTATAACTTCAGATATATCTCTGGATATAGCAGATAATTCTGCTTCTAGTTCT